ACAACGTCAGCCCGACCTACTCGGAGCTGAAGGCGCACAAAGCCAGAGGAGGGTTCTCCCGTGGCCGATGACTATGCCAGCCATTACGCAGTCCTCGCGGCCGCGATCCGGCGGACGACGGGCCCGGTCCTCGAGGCCGGCTGCGGAGAAGGCTCGACCCCGATGCTGCACTACATGTGCAAGGGGAATCTGTCCGGCCGCCCACTCCTCACGCTCGACAGCGACCGCACGTGGCTGGATAAGTTTGCCGGCTACAGTCAGGAGAGCTGGCATCTCTTCGAGTGGGTCACCGACTGGTCGAAGCACGACCTCCTGGGGGACGCCTTCTTCGGGGTGGCCTTCATCGACAACGCCCCCGGGGAGTCCCGTATCAAGCTGATCGAGAAGCTTGCCCACCGCGCCACGTTCATCCTCGCCCACGACTCCGAGCGCGACTGGGCGACGGGTGCGAACTACGGCTACGAGAAGGTCCGGCCGCTCTTCAAGTACGTGAGCGAGTTCCGGCGCTGGCGCCCCTATACGCTCATCCTCTCCAACTTCGAGCCCTTCGAGATCGAGCAATGTGATCGGAAATGGATTCCGACTCCTGAGCAGCAGGCCAACTACGACAAGATGGGGATCAAAGCATGATGAACGAGCGCGAGAAGCATTGGTGCGTCTATGCCCCGGTGGTCGCCGGCAGCCATCCGGCGAAGTGGAACACCTGGGAGATCTGCGAGCGGATCATCGCGGAGAAGATCGAGGGCGACTTCGCCGAGGCCGGCGTGATGGCGGGCGGCCAGATCGCCGTCATGTGCAAGGTGCTCCAGAAGTATGGGGACAAGCGCCTGGTCCACGCCTTCGACAGCTTCGAGGGCATCCCGATGGCCGGCGACAATGATCTGGAGCTGTGCCGCAAGACCTACGGCTACCACGCGCCCGGGACGCCGCTCAAGACCAGCGGCGAGTCGGCCAGCACGATCCAGAACATCCTCCGCAACTTCGTCAAGTGGGACATCGACAAGGAGCGGGTCCAGTTCTACAAGGGATGGTTCGAGGAGACGCTCGCGAAGTATTCCGAGTCCGTCGGCCCCCTCGCGCTGCTCCGGATCGACGTCGACCTCTACGACTCGACCGTGCCCGTCCTGGAGCACCTGTACCCGAAAGTCGTGAGCGGCGGATTCATCATCGACGACGACTTCGGGCCCATGGACCAGGCCCCTACTCCATGCCGCGTCGCGCTCATGAAGTATCTGGGCGGGATGCCAAAGGACTTCGTCGAGGTCGAGGGCAACCCTGGGACGGTCTACTGGAGGAAGCCTTGAAGCGCATTCTGGTCACCGGCGCCGCCGGCTTCCTGGGACGCCACCTCTGCGCCGCCCTGGCGAACAGGGGCGACGAGGTCATGGCGCTCTCGAGGAAGCATGACGACTTCTACCTGACGCAGCCTGGATGCCTCGTGATCGGGGATGCGCAGGACCAAGGGCTGGTCGAGCGCCTGCTCTCCGAGTACGAGATCGATGCCGTGGTCCACCTCGCCGCCCAGACCCAAGTCAGCGTCGGCAGGGCGAACCCGGAATGCGTGATCCGCGAGAACGTGACCAGCACGCTCGCGGTGCTCGAGGCCGCGCGCCTCCAGAAGACGAAGCGCGTGGTCATTGCTTCCACGGACAAGGTGTACGGCGAGACGAGGTCGGCCTACACCGAGGACACCCCGCTCAACGAGCGCACCCCCTACGGAGCCTCGAAGGCCTGCGCGGACATCATCGCCCAGACCTATCGATTCTCCTTCGGCATGAGCATCGCGGTGACGCGCTGCGGCAACCTCTACGGACCCGGACACCTCAACTGGTCGACGCTGATCCCCGGGACCATCCGCAAGTTCCACCGCGGGGAGCGGCCAGTCCTGCGCTACGGAGGTCTCGCCACCCGCGACTTCCTCTACGTCGCGGATGCCGTCCAGGCCTATCTCGCACTCATCGACCAGGATGCGGGCGGACCCTTCAATTTCAGCGGGGAGAGACCAAGGACGATCCTGTCGGTTGCCTACGCGATCGCGAACGCGATGGGAAAGCGCCGCGAGGACATCGACATCGAGCCTGGCGGGGTCGGGGAGATCGTCCAGCAGTCGCTCCGGTGTGACCGTGCCCGTAGCGTGCTCGGATGGAAGCCCGAGACGCAGTTTGAGAACGGATTGGAAAGGACAGTCGCATGGTATCAGGACCATTTGGCGACAGCATGAACCTCGTCGGCCTCATGCTCGTCCGAAACGAGCAGTGGGTCATCGGGGCCTCGATCCGGGCCGCGCTCCAGTGGTGCGACCAGGTCGTCCTCTACGCCGACCGCTGCACCGACATGACGATGGAGACCGCGGCGCACGCGGACCTGGGCTTCGGCGGCGGGAAGCCGACCGGCCGGATCATGGCCGTCTGGCACGACGAGCCCGCGAAGGTCTGGAACGAAATGGACCTGCGCCAGCAGACCCTCCTGATCGGCCGGCGGATGGGCGGGACGCACTTCGCCATCATCGACGCCGACGAGATCCTCACCGCGAACCTCCTGCCCGCCGTCCGCTCGTGGTTCCTCGATCTGAAGCCGCGCCAGCAGCTCCAGGTCCCCATGGTGCCGGTCTGGGACAGCATCGAGAAGTACCGGAGCGAGCGCTGCGCATGGACCTACCGAAACGACCTCACCCTGGGCTTCAAGGACGATCCGGCGCTCACGTGGCAGCCGCGCGAGGACGGCTACCATCACCATTCGCGGCCGCCGGCGGGAATCGAGGGTGAGCCCCTGAGGCCGATCAACTGGGGGGACGGCGGCGTCCTCCACCTGCAGTTCGCGAACAAGCGCCGACTCCTCGCGAAGCACGTGCTCTACCGCATGGTCGACCATCTCCGCTGGCCGCTCCGGCGCTCCGTCGCCCAGCTGAATCGGATCTACGACGAGGCGCTGCAGCAGGCCGGCGAGCTCACCGACGTCCCCGCCGACTGGTGGGGCACTCACCGGAAGGACCTGATCGACGTCGGTGACGAGCCCTGGCAGGAGAAGGAAATCGCCCGCCTGCTCGTCGAGCACGGGCGCACTGCGTTCATGGGGCTCGACCTCAAAGGTTTTTGATTTCGATGAAGAGTTTGGACACAATGACGGGTTCGATGATGCTCGAACGCTTGGCATCCGCCATGAAGGCGATGCCGTCCAGTCGCGTCGTCTGCTCCCCCACCGTCTACCGGGAGCTCTGCGCGGCCGCGCTCGACCGTCGCCTTCCAGGCGGCATCTCGGATCTGTTCGGTGCTCCGATTCGTGAGAACCAAAGCCTGCCCGGCAGCACGGCCATCGTGCTCGGGCGGGCAGGACAGATCGAGTTTGTCGACCTGGAGGAAAAATGAAATCAGCCATCGACGAGAAAATGGACCTGCTCGGCCACTCTCCCACCCTGTTCGTCGACCGCATGAACTGGCTGGCCGAAGCAATGATCCGCCGCGACGACTTCCAGGAGAAGCGCCGCCTCAAGGACCTCGCGGACATCATCTCCCAGACGATGATGCTGGCCGACCTGCTCGGCAGGAAGCGGCTGCTCATGGAGTTCGACGCCCACGCGAAGCACCGCCAGCCGGCCCGCTTCCGGACCGACATCTGGGGCGTGGGCACGTTCGGGGCGACGCCCGTCGTCCCCAAGGTGCCCTTCACGGAGGCCTACGAGGACATCCTCGAGCGCGAGCCGCGCCTGGTGAAGAGCGCCGACGAGGTACGCCGGGCCTACTCCGGCGACAACGGCTTCGCGATCTTCAACCTGCCGGCGAAGCTCGCGAACGACGCGCGCCTCAAGCTTACGGCGCGGATCCAGAAGGCCCTCGCCGACTTCGCGGCCGCCGGCGAGAGCGTGCCCTCCGTGCGCAAGCAGCTCGCGGCGATCGGCAACTTCTCCGCCGCGTACGCGGAGACCGTCTACCGGACCAACCTCTCGACGGCCTTCACGGCCGGCCGGATGAAGCAGATGCAGGATCCGGACGTCCTCGACGTGACGCCGGCTTTCGAGTTCTCGAAGATCGGAGACGGCGATGAGCGCCCGAACCACGCGGCCGCCGGCGGCACGCTCGCCGCGGTGAACCATCCGATCTGGGACCTGCTCTCGCCCCCGCTGGGCTTCAACTGTCGCCACGACCTGCGGTCCGTCGATCGCTTCGAGCTCAAGGACCGCGGGCTCCTCGTGAAGGGGCATATCGTGAAGCCCTACTTCCCACCCTCGATCAACGCGGCCGGCCCGGACAAGGGCTTCCGCGTCGTGCGCACCGACAAGCGAATCTACGGGTTCCGAGCGCTGGATTCCGACGCCAGGGCCCTGCGGCCATGGATGATCTATGCGGCTTAGGAGTGAAAAGGAGGCCTAGATGGGAGCAAACAGCAAAAAAATCATAGTCTGTTTCAAGCTCAAAAATGCGAAGTATCAGGAGCTTCGGAACGCTGCAATTGTGACCGAACAGACGCAGACGAGGATTCTGACGCGCGGCCTCGAACGCGAGCTACAGAGCCTCAAGAGGAGGAAGGGGAACACTCTCTAAGCGTCTATACAGCGTATTACGAATCCATGATCTGAACGTATATACGCCCGCCGTATCCACTCACTCCCGCCGTAGAAACTTCGGATTTCCTCACATAATTCGGCCGTGAAGAGCGGCACCAAGCAGACGGCGAAACAGTACGTCGACGACATCGCTCCCGCCACCGACGACATCGTGCAGCTCCTGGAAGACTTCGGCTTCTTCGAGTCCGCCTTTCCTCCCGGCCAGTTCGAGGCCACGAAGAAGGAACTCCAGAAGCACCTCGACCTGCGCGTCTCGCCGGACATCGCGGTGCGCAAGGCCGTCTCGCTCTGCGCGCCCACGGTCATGAAGAAGCGGTTCAAGTCCGACGCCCTAGGTCAGGTCGCGCCCGGCGCCCGGATCGGCGGCAACTACAAGGCCATCGACCACCAGAACGGCTTCTTCTCGATCATGAACATCGAGATCTTCGCCGAGGTCCCGCCAGGCGCGAAGCGCAACAAGGAGCGCATCGGCGAGGACTGGATGGACAAGGCGATCGAGCGGAACCGCCTCCGCCGCAAGGAGGGCTTCCTCCCGCCCGTCCACATCTGGCACTCGGACGAGACCGCGGTCAAGCCGACCTACGCCGGCAAGTTCGTCCTCACGCACCGCGGGACGATCACCTACGAGGGCCGCGAGATCCCCGCGCTCTTCGCGAACATCACCGACATCCCGGCCGACGTGTTCAAGCGCATCCAGGAGGGCACGCTGCCCTACCGCTCCGTGGAGGTCCACGACTGGGAGAACCCGGAGATCGACTCCCTCGCGCTCATGGACACCGACGTCCCCTTCTTCCGGATGGCGATGACGACGATCGGCGAGGTGCGCAAGCAGCGCGGCCCGCTGCCGGTCGCCTTCAAGCACGTCATGTCGACCCCGGTCCAGTATCTCCAGCAGCTTTTCACGCAGGGCACCGAGGGACGCACGCTCGGCGCCCGGATTTGTTTCCGGTTCGAGGAACGCCTTGGAGGAGCCAAAATGGCCACCGACATCAGCACCGTCAAGCCCGGCAAGACCGGAAAGAGCGAGCTCACCAAGAGCCCCGCGGCCACCGGCTCGAAGAAGACCACCGACCTGACGGGTCAGGAGTCGGGCACGGGCGGCGAGGTCGGGCCCTCCAGCGGCACCGCCACCGAGGACCAGGACTCCATCACGGGCCTCGACGACGCCGTCGACGGCAACACCGCGCCGGGCGGCACGGACGACGAGGAGGTCAAGCTCGACGACGGCACCCCCCCGGCCGGCGGCACCCAGAAGCCCCAGGCCGCGATGAACGACGGCGGCGCCCCCGCCGGAGGAGATCCAATGGCGCAGCTCGCCGCGATTCTCCAGCAGGCCCTGCAGCTCTGCCAGGCGGGCGCGGCCCCCGCGCCGGCCCCCGCCACCCCCGCGCAGAACACGGCGCCTGTCGGCGCGATGCGCGCGGCATCGATCGAGAAGATCATGCTGAAGGCGGTCATGCCGCTCCAGCTCAAGATCAAGCAGCTCGAGAGCGTGCAGCTCAAGGCCCAGCAGAAGGCCAAGATCGACGGCCTGGTCGCGAAGGCCAAGCAGGACCTCCAGGGCTGGCCCATCGACGAGGAGATCGAGGCGTCCCTCCTCAAGGCGGCCCAGGGCGGCTACATCGACGAGGTCGTCGCGCTCGTCCAGAAGACGCAGCCCGCCGAGCCCTACGAGAGCGCCGCGCAGTTCGAAGCCTCCCTCGCCGAGATGCCCGAAGGCAGCGAAGTCGCGCGGTTCATGGCCGAGCACCCGGGCCCCAAGGCCCAGGAGTGGGTGCGGAACCAGACCCGGGCGCACGCCGACTACGTCGCGCGCTTCGGCAGCGACATCACGCTGGAGCAGTGGCTGAAGACCAACGCGAACTACGAGAAGACCGCGACCCCCGGCTCGCGCCCGTCGCCGAACACGATGCGCGCGCTGATGGGGAACTGACCCAGGCCGGATCTTTGGACCGAAAGTAGAAGGAGCGACCTATGGCCCTCACCGCGCCGAAGACGTACTCCAACCGGCCCGGCGTCTCGCTGTCGAGCCAGAATTCCTACAAGGTCAAGGGCGGCGTGACCATCTTCGCCGGCGCCCTGGTCGGCATCGACCCGAACTCCGGCTACCTCCAGAAGTGGAGCTCGGCGTCCGCGGCGAACATCAAGTTCCGCGGCATGGCCATGCCCGTCGCGGCCACGAACGTACCCGGCCAGACGACCGCCGGCGCGGTCATCGGCATCACGGACGGCACGGTGAGCCCGGTCCCCGAGTGCCCCGTGAACGAGTCCGGCATCATCCTCGAAGGCGTCACCGTCGCGGGCGCGCTGCCCGCGGCCGGCGGCGGCGCCACGGGCAAGCCCGGCGTCCCGGTGTATGCCACCGACGACAACACGTTCACGGTCACGGCGACCTCGAACGTGGGCGCCATCGGCGAGCTGGTCCGCTGCGACACGGCGGGCGTGGGCGACGTGCGCCTCTACACGCCCCAGGAGTACAACGCGCTCGAATCCCTCGGCAAGGTGTAAGCCCCCGAGGCTTTGGTTTCGGAAATCGGCCTGAGTCTGAGTTCGATCGATACGACGGAGGAATAGACCATGACCATGCCAGTGATCGCCGGACAGTCCTTCGCCCCCGGACTTCGGACCGAGTTCCTGAACACCTACGCCGCGCTGTACGACGGCATCAAGGGCGGACTGTCGAAGGTCATGCGCCTCGGCATCCCCTCCGACAAGAACCAGGAGACCTACTTCTTCTGGGAAGCGGCGCCCCACGTCAAGCGCTGGATCCGTGGCAACACGATGCCGTCCAAGAACTTCAAGGGCATCAGCTACGTCGCGCCCAACTACGAGTGGGCGCAGAGCATCCCATGGCACTTCGCCGATCGGCAGGACGACCAGACCCGGTCGCTGCCCGACCAGGCCCGCAAGATGGGCAAGTCCTTCGCCCTGCTCGAGGAGCGCGTGTTCTTCGAGATGGTGACGGGCTCGGCCTCCCTCCTCCCGGCGATCCCGAACTCCGCCGACGGCAAGGCGCTCTTCTCCACGACCGGCGCGGACGGCGGCGCCCGCTTCGGCGCGACGGGCGGCAACTCCCTGACCGGCACGGGCGTCACGGTGGCGGCCTACCAGGACGACTTCCTGGGCCAGCTCATGCCCCAGTGGCGCAAGATGCAGGACACGGAAGGCCAGCCCCTCTGGGACGAGAACACCCTCGACGGCAACGTCCGCATCTACTTCGCCGCGGGCGCGAACGAGGAGAACTTCAAGAAGTGCTTCGCCCAGGGCATCGTCCACTCGGTGCTCTCCGCGACGGGCGCGGGCGCCACGAACGTCATCCTGGACGCCGGCTACAAGGTCAAGGCCGTCCCGACGCAGCGCCTCACCGGCAACAGCTGGTACGGCTTCCTCGAGGACGCCGACGTCAAGGCGATCTTCAGCCAGCTCCGGCAGCCCGTCAGCGAGATCATCGCGACGTTCGAGAACTCGGACATGACGCGCGCCACCGGCAAGGAGCTCTTCGCCATGTGGGCGCGCTTCGGCTTCGGGATCGGCACCCCGTACGCCGCCATCAAGATGACCAACAGCTAAGCCGGGCGGGCGCCCGGTTGGCTGTGATGAGATTCTCTTTGAGGAGGTGAACCTTGGCCGCGAAGGACGAGAAGCAGCCCGTCGAGAAGAACTGGATGACGGGCAAGGACCAGCAGCCCCGGATCGACCGGACCCCGTCGCCCGAGTCCCAGGCCCTCGCGGCCACGAACGAGAAGCCGAAGCGGTACGTGGTCGGCCTCGACTCGAAGTGCCCCTTCGACTACATCACCGTGCCGACGATCCCCCGCGAAGGCGGCGCCTTCACCTTCCAGAAGTCCATCCAGAAGACCTTCGAGGCCGGAGACGGCATGCTGGCCCTCAGCGGGCCCGTCGCCGGCGAGGTCATCGAGATCTACCAGGACGAACACGCCAAGATCGTCGAGTACCTCACGAACTACGGCGTGAAGCGCACCGGGTCGAACCCCGAGGAAGCGCGTCCGGAGATCGTCCCCCTCAAGGCGAAGGAAGGCCAGCGCCACAACCGGCGCGAAGTGGCCCAGGGGCACATCGAGCCCCTCAGCAAGTACGCCTACATCGTGCCCGCGCGTGAAGTGACGGCGGAAGACCAGGAGTCCGCGAACCGGCCCCCGACCCTTCTCGAGGCGGCAACGGCGCCGGTCGCTTCCAAATAGCCCTCACGGGCAGGAGCGTCTAGGTGTCGCAGACAGAGACCCAGGTCCAGACCGAAATCAAGGACTGCATCGCGATCTTCCACGAGCTCGCGAAGGCCGCGAACATCAACACCGGCACGCTCCAGAGCCAGACCATCTCGAACTACGCCGCCCGCGAGTCGACCTTCCTGGCCGACGTCCCCGGCAATTACAGCGTCCAGGCGCGCGCCGCGATGTCGGGCCTCCGCTCGGGCATCGCGGGTCTGATCGGAGGCGGCACCGCCCGTGCGATCCTTTCGCCCCTCCTGCGGAACTACGCGGAGAACACGACGGGATTCGCCGGCAGCACCGACGGCCCGCCGGTCGAGACTGACCCGATCGCCCTGCTGAGCCGGATCTACAAGCACTTCATCGCCAACAGCCTCACGGTCCAGTCTCGAAACATCACCTTCGCGACCCCCTCGGCCGGCTCGAACATCGGAACCGGGGCGATCAACCGCCTCACGGTCGACGCCTACGGCTACAATATCGAGGCTTGCCACGTCGAGGCCAAGCGCGCGGAGTGCGTGTCGTCCGCCGACACCGGGACGCCTCCGGGAGAGGAAGTCTTCAACTTCCGCGGGGCCGTGCGGGCGATCGACCAGATCCCGCTGCTCACGACCTCGAACGCCACGGGCGGCTCCGGCGGCTCCTTCCAGATCCCCGCGGTGAGCGGCCGGAACTCGCTCCTGGCCAACCCGTCCTTCGAGCAGAACACGGGGCCGGCGGCCGTCGCGGGCGTCATCACCTTCATCTCCGGAAACTCCATCACCGGCTGGACCGTCGGCAGCAACATCACGAACTTCCTGCTCGACGGGAACACCGGAAACTACTACCGGACCTACCAGGGGATCACGACGCCCTACTCCGTGGTCTTCAAGGCCTCGGACTCGCTCACCCAGACCACCGACATCAACAACATCCAGTTCAACGTCAACACGCCGTACTACTTCCAGATCGCCTACAACCGCCAGATCGGCTCGGCGAGCGGGACGCTCCAGATCCAGCTCGGCAATTCCTCGACGTCGGTCGCGGTCTCCGCCCAGACCGGCTGGAACATCCTGCGCCTCACGCTCGACCGCCGCTGCTGGCCCCACAACTTCGCCGCGAGCACCCAGTCGGCGACGTCCGCGTCCCTCATGCCCATCAAGATCGTATGGACCGGCTCGGGCCAGCTATACGTCGACGAGGCCCTGCTCGTGCCGATGACGCGCTTCGACGGCCACTGGTACGCGATCGTCGGCGGCGCCACCATGTTCGTGGCGGACAACCACGACAGCTTCACCTGGACGGACACCTTCGCCGCCGGCACGAACAACAGCTGGGACGTCGGAATCATCCAGACCTGGCTCTGGAGGGCCTTCGGGTGCTACCTGCCGTCGACGACCGGTGCGCCGACGTGGGCCGATCCGGCCGTGTAAAGGAGCGCCAGACGTCGAATGACACAGCCCTGGGATCGCGTCAAGACCCTCTACAGCGCCGCCATGCTGCGGCAGCTGACGAATCCTGACGTCCAGGGCGCTTCGTCGATCAACGACACGCAGGGCAACGCCGCGGCGGCCTACGCGGTCCTAGAATTCGCGAACGAGGTAGGCGTCTCGTACGACGACACCCTCACGTCCCACCAGTTCGCCATCAACGAGCTGGTCATCTTCGTGCTCCAGACCTGGGCGAACAAGCTGGGCGAGGCGGCCGACAAGCGCGAGAA